CGGCCTCCCCAACTTCCACAATCAGGATTGATCAAGATGCCGCTTAAAAAAGGTTACAGCCGGACTAGCATCGGTAAGAACATTAAGATGGAAGAGGGATATGGCCGCCCGAAAAAGCAAGCGGTTGCGATTGCTCTTAATGTTGCGCGTAATGCAGCAATGAAAGCAGGAAAGCCATCGAAGGCTCCTAAGCGGAAGGCAAAGAAATGACAGACTTTCCAACCATTCTTTATCGCATCCCTGGGCCTCACAAGAAGCCACGCGGTGGGACTTATGCCTATCAAGGCGCAGCCGATCAGGCAGAGTTTGATACGCTGATCGCTAAGGGCTGGTTCCCGTCCTATGAGGATGCTGCAAGCAAGCTAGACAAGAAGCCAAAGGCTAAGGCTGTTGAGATTGATGAAGTTTCCGCCCCAAGCCGTGAGGAACTAGAAATTAAGGCGAAAGAATTAGGGGTATCGTTTAATTCACGAACTTCTGCTATAACGCTGTCAGATCGCATTACAGAAGCTCTGGGGGGGCTGAGTGGCACAGGTTGATAATAGTCCAAATCAAAAGACGGACAATGCCTATAAAGACCTTGGCATTGAGCGGATTCTGCGCGACAATAGCGCAGTGCCATTTGTTAAGCGCATTCTTTTCCCCTTTAAAGCTCCTGTAACAGTTGATACTGAAGACCCTAAAAAACAGCGCGTAATGACGCACAAAATGGAATATAAAACAGCAGACGGAAAAGCTTATGCTTATCCTCGTGTTACGGTAAATGAAAGTGGTGAGTTACAAGACTATGGCAATGCTGCTTTCGACGAAGCCTTAAAGCGCCGTGATTTTATTAAGTTTGATACTCCAGAAATGGCTGATAACTTTACGAAGCTTTATAAGGGATATTGGGATAGCGTTGGATACAAACCAGAGGTTAGAAAGTAATGGGATATACAAAGCGCCAGTTCGTAACGTCAGCCTTTGAAGAAATAGGCTTGGCAGATTACGTCTTTGATCTTCAGCCTGAACAGCTAGAAGCTGCGCTGCGTCGTTTAGATTCCATGATTGCTGAATGGAACGCAGCGGGCATCCGTCTTGGCTACGCAATGCCAAGCAGCCCACAAGACAGCGACCTCGATACAGAAACCAATGTGCCTGACAGCGCATGGGAAGCTATCATCACCAACCTAGCCATTAGGATTGCTCCTGGCTACGGCAAGGCTGTATCGCCTGACACGAAGGTATCAGCTAAAGGCGCTTACAATGTATTGCTGCAACGTGCTACATTCCCGCTTGAAAAGCAGTTTCCTGAAACCATGCCAATTGGTCAGGGCAACAAGCCTTGGCGCTGGATGAGCCCCTATGTCTATCCGCCTGTTGATCCTTTAGCTGCTGGCCCAGATGGCCCGATTGAATGGAGTTAAATGAATGCCAACTATTAATCAGCTTCCGTTAATCACGCAGCTTTCGGGCGGTGATAATGTTGTGCTTTATGTTCCCAATCAGGGTGACTCGCGTAGAGCTTCTATTACCACGCTCATTGAATACGTTCAGGCAAACTTCGGCGCTGTTGTTTGTTCTTCGGTTCAGACCACGCCATCAACCTTCGGGCAGCTTATCAATCCCGTCGGCAATACCGGCGCACGGGCTTTTATCACTGACGGCAACACTGCAACATTCGCTGCTACTGTTGCAGGCGGTGGCGCTAACTTTGTTCCTGTATACAGTGATGGCACTGTGTGGAAAGTAGGATAAGTTAAACTTAGTTAATGGAGAATTGATATGATTATTCAACCTGGTTTAACTCAGACCATTACCGACGTAATTGTTCCTGCTGGTGAATATATCAGCATTGGGAACGTGGGTAACGACGCCACAACAGTTTCATTGGAGCCAATCGGCCCAGTGAGCTATGAATATTACACGGAAATTGCGTCGCTTTCTAACAGCGCAGAGATGTTCGGCCCGTATCCAGTTGATCGCACTGTGCGTATCACCAGCGGCATTGAGTCAACAGCGCAATATGACGTAGGCGCTCAACCAACGCTGCGTGACTTCCCGCCTTTGACAATCGGCAGCCTTGAGCCTGTTAGCCTTGTCGAGCCAGCAGCCACCTTTGTAACGCTTACCTATGACGATGATGCGGGTGACGTAAAGCTGGTAAGTGCTGGCGTTCATGGCCTCACAAACGCAGTATCGCAAGGCGCTGGCCTTGGCGCGTATCTCTTCAATGAATTTCGCAGCGATGAGTCGGCAACAAGCACCTCGCCACTAGCCGCGGCAAAAATCTATACCCCACAGGCGTCGAAGGCTGAGTACAAAGAAGTTGCCAATGAAGCGTCTGTAATCGCTGCGTACACGCACCTAGCCCGTAACTTAATTAATACTCCCCCAAGCCATCTCAATCCGTCCACTTTCGCTGCTCGAATGGTTAACGAGGTAAAAGTTGCTGGAGGCACACGTGCCGGGCTCTCCATCACCGTGATGACTGAGTCGGCCCTTAAAAGTAAGGGGTATGGTGGAATTACAGCGGTAGGTCAAGGCTCTGCTAATCCTCCGCGCTTAGTTCGTATCTCTTATACGCCTACCGGAAAAGTTAAGGCGGCG